ATGGGGGAGCGTGTAATTCCCCCAAGCGTTCGCTATCATTCCGCCATGGCCTACTACGAGAAGCGCGGGGACGCCTGGCGCGCCCAGATCCGCCGCAAAGGATATCCAACCCTTTCCGCCACCTTTGACACCAAGGCAGAAGCCCAGCGATGGGCCGCTGAGATCGAAGGCGATATGTCGCGTGCACGATTCGTCGACATGCGCGAGGCCGAGAGCACTACGCTCGCCGAGGCCTTGGAGCGCTACCTGTCAGAGGTCACTTCCACCAAGAAAGGTGCCAAGCAGGAACAGGTCCGCATCAAGAAGTGGAAAGAGCACAAGCTGGCCAGCAAGGGCCTGGCTGCCATCCGTTCGAGCGACATGGCCGCGTACCGCGATGCTGAGCTCAAAGAAGGCAAGTCGACGGCAACAGTCCGCCTCAACCTGGCGGTGATCAGCCACCTCTACACGGTGGCCACCAAGGAATGGGGAATCGAAGGGCTGACCAACCCGTGCCGAGCGATCCGTATGCCAAAAGGCAGCAAGGAGAGGGATCGCCGACCAACACCGGCGGAACTCACCGCGCTGTACAAGGCGGCCGGCCAGATGAATGCCCAGCTTCCGGTGTTCATTGAGTTGGCGGTGGAGACCGCGATGCGACGTTCTGAGCTGCTGCTGCTGCGCCGCGACCAGGTGCGCGGCAAAGTGGCTTATCTGGAAGACACCAAAAACGGCGAGCGGCGGGCTGTGCCGTTGTCCTCCCGGGCGATCGCCCTGCTGGAGGGGCTGCCCACCCCGATCGGTGGCGGCCGGTACTTCAGCCTGGCGCTCAACACGATCAGCAACTATTTTCCCAGGGCCTGCGAGGCCGCTGGTATTCAAGGCCTGCGCCTTCACGACCTGCGCCATGAGGCGACCAGTCGTTTCTTCGAGCGGGGCTTCACAATGATGGAGGTCGCTAGTATCACGGGCCACAAGACTCTCACGATGCTAAAACGCTACACTCATCTGAATCCCTATGATTTAGCAGATAAGCTAGCGTAAGATCGTCCACCCACACACATAAGGAGCGGGTCGTGTCAGCTGAGACAAAATTGAAATATCAAGTGGCGCTTTTCGGCGATTTTTCTCATGTGACTCCAGATGAAGAGACGCTCAAAAAGTGCATTGAGAACTTCTTTACGCTAGGGTTCATGCCAACTCCTATTCAGGAGTTCAATGGTCAAACTAGCAAAGTAGAGGCGCGGCTTGGATTTCAGTCTATACGTAATGGGATTGTAGTAAATATTCTTTCTAATCGGATGGATGTCTTTTGCAACCCGTTCCCTGGCAGCAATGCTGCAGGTTTGTCGCTTCGAGATTTTAGCGATGAAAGCAAAAAAATAATTGAAAAAATTATTTCAGTTTTTAGCCTGAATGTGCGGCGTGCAGGTTATGTGACGGAAACCTTTCTTAAGCCTTTAGATGACGCTAGCTTGGAAAAAGTTAAAGGGCTTATGCTAAATCCGGCCTTTAATCCTACTGGAAATTTGACGCCTAAAGAGTGGTCGGTTCGTTTGGTTTCTCCAGTGGGTATGGAGAATATTGCCTCGCCTGTAAATCTGATAACCAATTTCGCCCGAAGCGATGTTCAAATGGGTGATCAGAGCGGGCAGAAGGAGTTTACAACGATTCATGTGACCATGGATGTAAACATGCCAATGGAAAAAGCATCATTTACCATGGATGCGGCGCTTATTGCAGGTTTTATTGATAATAGCTTAGACCTTCAGAGTACAGTGCTGAACAATGTTCGGGAGATCGCTTATGGCTAACAGGCCTTCGGTCACCGACATATCTACTGCCATCGGAATTGGGGACCCTTTTTCGATAACCTCTCAGGCTAGCTTGTCTGCGTTTAATTTTAGCTTCACGCTTGCCAATTCGTCATTCTATGATCCTAATGTTACTCGGAACATCAGGATAATCGAGTCACCTCAAACCGGCTCTGCAAAACCACAGGTGCTGGACGAAGAGGCGCGGGCTAAATTTGAGAAGGGGTTTATGGAGCGACTCGATTCAGATCGATTCGAGCCTGGGGTAAAATCTTCTACAGAATATTATGTTGAGCAATGGCTTGCCACGAACCCATTTTTGGTGCAAACCTCTATCGGCAAGTTTTTTCTTGGAAACACTTCACATGTGAATCGTCTGGTAGGCGTGCTTTCTGTGGTCGCACATCTGGACAAGGAAGCTCTTAGTCCAGCTAACGAATTAATTGCATTAGCTGCCCTTTCGCATGGCTCTGTTGAAGTTAAGGAGTACGCTTTAAGGGCGTATGAGTACTGGGAAGATCCGGTTCTTGTTGCGAAGCTTAAGGACTTTTCGATCCAGCCGGCTTGGCTGGAGGAGTACAAAAATGAAATTATTGAAGATGTAATTGGGGGATAAGGATGTCGTATTTCGTGCGTAAGATCTCACGCTCAAAGTGGGAGGTTGATGGAAATGGAGCTGTTAACGCAGATGCTATCACCAATTGCATGAAGACGAATGGTAATACCTTATCGTTCTGGCGAGTAGATTCGGAAACCGAAATTAGTAGTGCGATTCTTGCGCTTGCCGCTGCTAACGACAATCTTGACAAAATGGATGTGGTGGTGATTCCCGAGGCTGTCTTTCAGGGGTTGGCAATAACAATCGCCGCGACACCAGGTAATACGGCCTGTGAAAAATTTGCACATACCCACAGGGATCTTGCCAATCTCACCATTAAAGAACTTGCATTGGTTGCAGATGTTTTGGCTGATAAAATCAGGTCGGGGGGCACCACCCGTTATACTCTCGGCAAGCTTAGGGCTCTTCTATTGGGTGCGATTGAAGAAAAGCAACTTGACTTCAACCTTCTAAGTGATGGCATAAAAAAGAAACTTCGACCGCAGCCGCCTAGCGAGCCATGCCCAACCTGTGGAGCTCTCAAGCAGTAAAAACGTTGTTGGGAGCGTAATTACGCCGCGCGTAGCGAACGAGGCTGTTTCCTTTTTCTGCCAGGTTTCGACTTCTGGTGCTCCCCATCCCGAAATTCGCGCAAGAACTTGCGAACGTCTTCTTTCAGCCAGCAGTGCCGGTTGCCCATCTTGAAGCTCTTGGGCAGCCACGGCACGCCGCGGCGAATCCCTTCCCTGATTGACGCCTCGGTGCGGCCCAGCAGCTTGGCTAGGCCCTCAACCGTCAGTACTTCGGTTTCTTCGCTCATTCCTTCCTCCCGTCCTGATGCGTCAGGTTCTCGTTTTCGCTCTGATCTCTCACGTCTGCATTCCTCAGCTCAACAATCACGGACTCGATGCCGGCCGCGTAGCTACCCGGCCGGCCTACCGTTGCGCCGTTCAACCGCTCTACCACAACTGAGACCGGCGATCCCCGCAGCGAGGCGACTAGGTCAACGGCCCAGCGCCTCGCCTCTAAGTACATGAGCCTGTTGATTGGCCCGGAAGCGATCGCAACTACGCCTGATGTCTTGATGCCCTCGGCGACGGCATTCTTAGTCGGTACCTTTGCGGCCGATCTCGATACGAGCGAGTTGACGCGGCCGCGACCCCGCTTGAGCCCCATCGATTCGATGATCTCCATTGCTGCCTGGCTGACATCGCGATTGCTCATGAGTGCCTCCGGAAGTGGTCGGCCAGAACCCGCCGCCCATCCAGGCCGCAGGCAGCGGACAGGTCAAGGACCTGCCCAAAGGTTGTTTCGCGCTGCTGCAGGGCATCCCACAGCAGTAAGAGCAGGCAGGCCTGGCTCATGGCTCCTGCTCCCGAGGCTTTTCCGCCTGCTGCGCCTGGTCACGATCAAGCAGCCTGTCGATCCGGGCGAGGAGCATGTCGCGATACCCGACGTTGACCAGGTCGTCGTTGATGTAGGCGATCGCCTCACGCAGCAGTGTGTCGGCTTCCTGCAACTGGGTCTCACGCTCTTCCAGCTTGACCTGCAGGTCTCCCTCGCTGGCGCCGGCGATTACTGCCAGCCCTCGGCCAGCTGAGACCAGATCGCCCAGCTTGGTGAAAGGCAAGATGTTCGATAGTGGCGCGGCCTCGCAGGCCCTCAGCACTAGCGTGATGCGTTCAGGCTGCTTCATGGCCGCTCTCCGATTTGAGTGCGGCTTTTTCCTCGGCTTCATCCTGCAGGAGCTGGCGCCACTCAGCCTCGGTGCGATTGCCATAGAGCGTTTCAGACTTGGGCGGCGCGTCACTCGATGCTGGCGCCTGTGGCTTGGGCAGACCTGCTGCTTTGCGCTCGGCAATTTCCTTGCGGTCTACGGCTACACCTTGCGGAGCTTCGATGCCAAGGCGAACTTGGCTCCCTTTGACGCCCAGCACAACTACGGTGATGTCGTCGGCGATCTTGATGGCTTCGCCTACGCGACGGGTGAGGATCAACATGGTCAAACTCCTTGTAGGGGAGGGCGGCGATTGCCGCCCCCCTTCAATTCACTGCGTTGTGCGCAGCTCGTTGCGTGGTACCCAGCCGCCAGTGGTTTTCACCATGCAGCCGACGTAGGGCGCGAACTTGGTGTGCCGCTCGGTCTGGTAGCCGTACCATTGGCACGACCCCCAGTTCACGACGGCGGCGATTGCGAGCGCGCACAGGGCAAGCCCTACAACCGCGCCCAGGCCTATGTGCTTGCGCTTCAAGCCTCGATACCGAAGTCTTTGGGGCGCAAGCCCAGCTGCACACCAACCTCGGCCAGGACCTTGAGTTCTTCGGGACTGATGCTTCCGTCGCCCTCGGCAACTGTGATCATGTTCACGAACACCTCCTCCGCATCGAGAGGATTGTTCTTGATGTCCGCGATCTCGCGCATGATGTTCATGCGCCCCAGGCGGAATCCGGCCTGCAGTTGCTCGGTGAAGAGGTTCACGGTGGCGGTGATCTCTTGACCGAAATGCTCCAGGTTCTTGTTCGCCCGGATCTGAATGTCGATCTGAGCCGCTTCGTTCTTGCTGATCTCGCCGTCAGCCGCCGCCACCAGCAGGCAGCCACCGACGATGGCTTGCATCAGGTCACGGTTTTCCAGCTTCTTGACTGCGCGCTTGGCGCCGAACAGTTTCTTTCCAATACCGAACATGGGTCTTTCCTCTTGGGTTGGTGGAGCTTTCATCAGGCAAGCCGGTGGCCTGCCGCGTTTGTTGGCTTTCGCAAAAGTCAGGGTTGGATCAGGTCAGGCGGGTAGCGTCACGCCACCGCCAAGGCGCACTCAGCGCGCCGGGTTGTTATGCGGGTTTCAATTTTTCGTTCGCCTTGACGGCGCACGCGGGTGAATTCGTCAGTACTGGATACGGAATGTCCAACCAACACCGCGCAGATAGTCATCACCATCGGAGATATCAGGCCCCTTCGCATTGCTTCTGCCACGAGTTGTGCGCGCTTGATCACACCGAGCTTGGTGCTGGCTGCAAGCAAGCGCTTGTCGATGGTGTCCTTGGCTACACCTAGCTCACGAGCGGCTTCTTTGCTGGTCAGTCCGCATGCCACAGCCATTACGCACTGGAGCTCACGCTCCGCCAGTCCCAGCCCAAGGCTGCCAGTCCAGTTACCGAAAGTCAGTGCGTTCATGTGCTTCGCTCCGTGCGAGTAAGTTGATGGGGCAAATAATGGTTTCCCTATATTCTACTGTCAACAGGTATACCTTTATTTTTTCGCAGCACTTCCCTCCGATAGTACCGGTTGAGTACCCTTTTGCTGTATGGATATACAGTAATCAGGAGAAGGTTGTGGCCAAGCAAAAAAAACAAGTGGCAGAGCAGCGCACGGAGATGACAGGCATGGAACGCTTGGTCTTGAGGGTTTCTTCGATGATCAACCATCCAATAGCTCAGACCCAGAGGTGGGTGACAATTCACCAGCTTGATACTGATAGCGATCAGAATTGGGAGGAGGTCATGAGCATGATTGCTGAAACCCCAGGAATAGAAATGACCTTCAGCGATGATGGAAGCGTGACGCTTCAGTGGGAGGCCGATGAAGAGCAGACCTCCACCTTGGCGATGGAGGGGGCAGAAGCCGAAGAGGAGGTCGCCGCCCCGTTTTAAGGGCGGAAATTGCGCGCTGCGCCATTGCTCGGCGCGCTACAGAAGGTTGCCATTCCAGACGTATAGGACTTTTGCCTGGATGTAGGTTTCCTCTTTACGGATCATCCGATCCTTGTGTTTAGGGTTGTCGGAGATCATCTCGTAATGCTCATCGTCCGCGACCTGGAGGCGCTTGATGTACTCATGCCCACCCCAAGAGATGAAATACACTCCATCGCCGATGAAGTCGCGAACAGTCACGTCGACAATCAATGGATCGCGATCCTTGATGGTTGGAGCCATTGATTGACCCCAGCCAGTGACGAGCTTCAGGTGATGTGGCTCTTTGAAGTCAAGCCCCAGTTCCCGTAGGTGGCTCAAGCTGACGCGAACGTCTCTAAGCATCTCCGGGTAGTCGTGCGTTACTTGGCCTCCACCCATTGCTCCTCGCACGTCATAGTGTGCAATTCGGATCATATCGCCAGCGGAGCCACGAGTAGCGCCCACCTTTGCAGAGCCGTCGTCAGGGTGTGAATCGGTCTCTTCGGCAGCTTGGAGTAGACGATTGCGCGCCTCTTCCGACAGGCCCGAGCCCGTTTTTTCCAGCATCTGCCTGACCATGTCAGCAGCCGAGAGCTTCTGTATCTCCTCACCGACGAGAGCGTAGCCAGGCTCGGTTGGGGCGGGGATGCTACCCACTCCCTCCGCCAACCATAGCGCATCAACCCCGCAGATCTGGGCGATCTTCACCAGGTGGCTACTGGATCGGGAGAGCCCTCTCTCGATTTCCGAGATCGAGGCTTGCGCGATGCCAGCCCTTTCGGCCAGCTCGGTCTGGGTAATCCCTTTCAGGCGTCGGGCGTGTTTGAGTCGATCTTTGAGTTCCATAACGCACCAATCTAATGGTTAGCCTTTTTCCTTGCAAAAAGGTATGCCTCTAAAATACAGTAAAGGCATACCTCTATTCGGCGTTAAGCCCATGAATGAAATCTTCAATGACTTGGTCAAGTTTTTTGGCGGCCAGGTGGCAACAGCGAAAGCGCTCGGCGTGACGCAAGGCACAGTCAGCGGCTGGGTGCGCGGCGTCCATGGCTGTTCTGCTGATATGGCTTTGATCATTCAGGCCAAAACTCATGGGCGTTTCGCCGCTTCAAGCATTCGTCCCTCGCTGGCGGAATCGCTCCCGACCTTGGATCAAAAGGTACCAGCCAAAAGCCATCAAGCGCAGACCAACGAATCTGCTGTTAATTCATCCAGTGCCGTGCAGGCCTCCCAATGAATGCCCCCATGCCATATCGATACCTCAGGGAAAGCTGTCATGGGCAAGAAATTCATAGCGCGGAAAGGCAGGGCAAAATTGATTTCAAGCCAGATCAGTCGCCAGGCCTTGATTCCGACTTTTTCTGTGAGAGCTTGGAGGGCAGGGGGAAATTTCAATGACTAGCACAGACACCGGAAAGCCGCCTTAACCGAGCGGCCCCACCAGTTTCTGCATTTGGCTTAGCCCAGAAAGCAGAAAACCCGGCTTCGCAGGCCGGGCTTCTTAACCAGTCCCCTGGCAGGGACTTTTTGAATCTTCGTTCTGTAGGAGGACGAGATGCACCCGAAAAATACCACCGAGGCACCGCCAACGCAAGCGGGCTTGCTCGTGACCATGGCGACAAAATTCAACCAGAACGGCGATGAGTTCTTCTTCTCGACGGTGCCTGGGATCAGCTGCTCTGAGGCGTTCAACTTTGCAAGTGCCAATCTGAGCGCAGCAGAAGACCTGCTCGGCCAGCTCGTCCAGGTCAATGCAAGCTGTAACTTGGCTTTTGCGATCCGCGCATTGGTTGGCCAAGCGAGAGCGCTGATCGACTCCGGGGTTGGATCTGTCGAGCAGGCCGAAGACTTCGCGCCACAAAACCTTGTATCTCCGGTTCGTGGCGCGGGGGTGTCGGAATGAGCCATCCCATGACCAAGTTTTCTTCCCCCGCCAAGCGCGTAGAGGAGGGGCTTGAGCTGCTGGCGATCCTCGCCGAGGTGCTTGAGCACAACGGCGGCTTCAAGGACAGCGACCCAGGCGAACACCCAGCAATGATCGGCGAACGCGGCGAGGACGGCATCATCCGTTCCATGCGAGTAATCGCCTGGGCGGCTCACCGTGAGTTTTGTCGGATGGCTACGGACTTGGAGATCCCCCAATGAACCAGATTGTCCCGGTGTGGCAGCCAGATGGCTTGCATGGTGAGATCGTCCACGACGTGACCCTCACCGCAGCGGATATCGCGCGTTTCAACGAAGCGCGCGAATCATTCAAGTTGATCAAAGCCTTGTACTGGGCGCATGTCGTGCCCTCGCTCGGCGGATTCGACAATCCTGTAGCCGGCGAACTTGAGCGCCTGTTCGAGCGCGTCGTTTTCGACACGCGAAACTTTATGTGGCCTCACCGAAACGCGGCTGCCTTCCATGATGCAAAGGATGTGGGAGGTGCTGCATGAGCAGCGTTATCAATTTCCCCGCAGCCCCCGCAGCTGATGTGATCGACGAAGCCTTCTTCGAGAAGTTCGCCGATGCTGCCCTGCTGATGACGTGCTTCGAGACCGTCGCCAACGCCATCGAGGTGGTGGAGGAGGGCGCCAAGATCCATGAGCGCGACGAAACGCACGTCAGCCTCATTGAGGCATGCATGGCGCTGGCGGTGCTCTTCCGTAGGCGAACTGGCTATGCCGTGCAGACTGTTTCTGCTGATCACCTGGAGAAGCAGCGCCAGGCGCTGTTGGCGGGAGAGGTGATCAGTTCGCTACCAATCCCTATCCGCCCGCCTGAGCTCAAGCCGTTGGCCGCGTCTGCTTTTGCCGGCCTGGCGGACCTGGAGCTGGCGCAGGCTGGATTCAACTACATCAGGCGTGTCGGTGAGCTCATCAACGGAAATTGCCCTCAGCTGGTTGAGCTGGACCTGGCGAGAGCCCACTCGGTTGACGCCTTGAACGCATACAGCCAACTGATTTCCCGGCTTGCTGGCAGTGCTGCGCAGGATGTGAGTGCTTCTCTTCCGACCATCACCGGTCCCTCATCGGAGACCCTCCAATGACCACGACCCCAAACCATGCCCAGGTGCTCCCGCAGCGCGCTGGCGCGTCGATCATCACCGGCCCTTGGCCAAGCTACGCCGCGTTCCGGGACCTACCAGAGCGCGAGCGTTGGGTGCTGTACGGAAGCGCGAAGGCTTATCGCGAGGCGCTGGAGCTTCAGGGGTTCCAGATGGCCGAGAGCTACGACCAGTTTGTCCGGCGGGTGACCGCTGAGTTGGAGATTTGAACCGATGAGCGTTCAAGCAATGACCTGGGCCCTAGAACAGCAGGAGGTTGGCGAACCGCATGCCCGGCACGTCCTGCTGTGCCTGGCCAACTATGCCGATCAGGATGGGCGCGCCGCGTTCCCTTCGGTGGCTCGTCTTGCAGTCGATACCGGCCTGAGCCCTCGCACTGTCCAGTATCGGCTTCGAGACCTGGAGCAGAAGGGAGCGATCCGCCGGGGCAACCAAGCTATTCCCGCTGCCTACATCACCCAGCGCGATCGCATTCCGGTGTGCTACGACATCGCCATGGAGCGGGGTGCACAGCATGCACCCGGTGCACGCCAGGACAGACCGGGGTGCACGCCAGAACATAACGGGGTGCACGCCACGACAGAACGGGGTGCACAGCATGCACCCGAACCATCAATTAACCACCAATTAACCACCCATAACCGTAAAGAAGGCTCAGGCGCCTCTGGGGATGGCAAAGGGACGCGGAAGGCAAAGGAATCCTTTGACCCTCTGATGGCCAAGCCGGAGAACTGCTCTGATCGCGCTTGGGCCGATTTCTGCGAGATGCGCAAGGCAAAGCGTGCACCGCTGACCAAGCGCGCTTGTGACCTGATTGCCAAGAAGCTGGAAGGGCACCAGAACGCAGATGCGGTCCTCGACAAGTCCACCGTCAGCTGCTGGACCGATGTTTACCCAGAGGCGACGGCAAACGCTGGCGCACGGCCAGGCCGGCCTGGCGCATTCAACAACCTCCCTCAGCACACCGATGACATGTACCAGGAGAGCCACGATGGCCGCCCAAATTTCTGATCTGTTCCACCGCGCCCCGGCCAAACGAATCTTCTCGGGCGAGTGCCCGGTGCATGGCCGCGTCGATATGAGCGAAGTCGAGCAGCTGGACGGCTCGATGCTGGCGCGTGGCTGCAAGCGCTGCGCCTGGGAGGCCCTGCACACCACGCCCCGCGATTCAGCAGAGCGCGCCCTGGCCACCGCCCAACGCAAGGCTGAGGATTCCATGGCCGCGCTTATTGGAGCCGGAATCACCCCGCGCTTTGCTGCCGCGACCTTCGACAGCTACCGAGCTGAAACTGATCCCCAGCTTAAGGCTCTGGCCAAGTGCCGTGCCTACGCAGAACATTTCCCGGCCAACTTCCGGGTCGGGCGGTCGCTGCTGTTAACCGGCAATGTCGGTTGCGGAAAGACCCACTTGGCCAGTGCGATTGTCCGTACTGTGGTGGCCGATCAATGCCGTGCGCTGATCATTCCGGCCGGTGACATTGTGAGCATTGCCCGCGCGTCGATGGCGCCCGGATCGGGTTACACCGATCGTGACGTGGCAGTCCATCTTGGCAGCTTGGATCTGCTGGTGATTGATGAGATCGGTGCGCAGAAGGGCAGCGAGTACGAACTGGGCCTGCTGCACAGCATCATCGACCGCCGGTATCAGGCCGTGCTGCCGACTGTGGTGATCAGCAACTTGAGCGCTGACGGCCTCAAGTCCTACATCGGCGATCGTGCCCTTGACCGCCTGCGCCAGAACGGCGGCCAGCAAGTCGGGTTCACTTGGGAATCGAAGAGGGCTGCGGCATGAGGGCTCTCTACAGCGACGAGGCTGAACACGGGGTGCTCGGCGCGGTGATTCACGCTTCGCTGCAGCAGAATGTGGGCCTGGTCGAGGACATGCTCGGCCAGATGACCTCAGCCGACTTCTATCACGCCGACAATGCGGCTCTGTTCGAGGCCATGCTGGAGTGCCGCGAGCAAGCCATGCCCATCGATCCGGTGACCTTGGGCGCGGTGCAGCGCCTGCTCCCAGGTGGCGACAACGTCATGGCCTATGCCGCTGAGTTGGCCAGCAAGGTGCCTTCGCTGGCCAACTGGAAGGCCTACGCCAAGCACGTCAAGGAGTGGGGTGTGATCCGGCGCATTCTTGACGTGGCCGGTGGCGCGCAGGAAATGGTGCAGGCCGGCGCACCTACCGGCGAAGTGATTGCTGCAGCTCAGCAGGCCATGGCAGACCTGCGCAACCTTGATGGGGAGGCAAAGGGTTACAAGCGGCTGGACCAATGGATGGGAGATGCCGCTGACCTGGTGGATGAAAAGCACCGAGGGGTGGCGCCGAAGTGGCCCTCCACGGGGCTCGAAAAGCTGGATGAGCTGGTCCAAGGCCTCCGCCCGAAGAAGGTGACCGTGATCGCCGGCCTACCGGGCAGTGGCAAGACCACCCTGGCCCTGCAGATCGCACAGCACAACGCGGTAAAGGAGCGGAAGCCGTGGCTGGTGTTCTCCATCGAAATGCCCGGCGAAGAACTGGGGCTGCGTGCTATCGCCTCGCTGGGAGGGGTAGCCCTGCAAAAGCTGGATAATCCGGCCCAGATGCGCGAAGACGACTGGGCCAGGATGAGCGGTGCCGTAGGATTGGCCCTGGAAGCCCCGCTCTTCGTCTGTGACGACCCTGTGCAGACGCCGTCCACCATTCGCGCGACGGCTCGGCAGTGCCAGCGCGAGCACGGACTGGCCGGCATCGTGGTCGACTACCTGACCCTGGTGCGCAGCGAGCGTGGTGGCCGATCTCGTACCGAGGAGGTGGGTAAGATCAGCAAGGCCCTACTGCAGCTGGCCAAGGAAATGGGCATCCCGGTCATTGAACTGGCCCAGCTGAACCGCGACTCGACCAAGCGCCCCGGCAAGAAGCCCCAATCCAGCGACCTGCGCGACTCCGGTGAGATCGAGGCCGACGCTAGCTGCATCCTGATGGTGCACCGGGACATGGATACGGAGGAGGGCCAGAACGGCCTCACCGAGATCCTGATGACCAAGTGTCGCCATGCGCGGGTTGGCAGCTGCATCGTTCAGCAGGAAGGGCAGTATGGCCGGTTTGCCACCTACGCCGGATCGCTGCCCAGTGATGATGAGGTCGAGGCTGGGCGTGGCAGCTACGCCCAGCGCTACAAGGGGGCTGGCCTGTGACTGAGCCAATCAAGATGGCGCCCTGTCCCTTCTGCGAAGGGCCGCCCTGCATCACCGCCAAAGATGAAGCCGGTACCGAAATCTCCGAGGGTCACACCTTCGACCCCTCTGACGAGTTCCCGATGGTTTCGGCGCACGTCTGGTGCCACGACTGCGGCGCGCAGGGGCCGAACATCGACACGCTGACCCTGGGCGCGTTCGAGCACCTGTATGACCTGCAGGTGGTGGATGTGATGCGGATCGCTGTCGAGAGCTGGAACAACCGCCACGCGAAAGCCCGCGCCTGCTACGACGCTGGCGATCAGAAAGGCCTGAACCTGTGGCCGAGGAGGGACGCATGAGCGACACCAAGACCCTCACCGTCACCCTCAGTGACGCGGAGATACGCCGGCACGCTGCCGGCCAGGTCTTCCAGCTGCGCGATACCCGTCACCGGGAGCTGCGGTTCCGGTTCTCGACGGTTGACCGCTCCCGTGGCGCCTGGCACGTCGTGGTGCGCGGGCGCTGGGGCAAGGCGGGTGATTACCCGGGGATCAACACCAAGACCATGCTGGCCACGCTGCCAGCGATCCTGGCCCGCCGTGCCGCCGATGCCAACGCCAAGTCCACCACCACCAGCTGGGCCACGGTGGGCGACGTGCTGTCATGGTACCGCGACCGGATGAACCGTGATCGAGGCCTGTCCGCCAAGCGCAAGGCCAGTGCCAAGTCGGTGCTGGATCGCCACCTGGTGCCGCGCCTGGGTGACCTGCTGCTGGCCGAGACCAACAAGCAGGCGATCGACCAGCGCCTGATGTGGCCGCTACAGGAGCGCTATGCCCTGTCATTCGTGCGTTCGGTATATGGCGTGCTTTCGGTCGCGTTCCGCCAGGCCCTGCGTCTGGACATGCTGCCCGCCAACCCGATGGCCTCGCTGAAGTTCACCGACTTCGTGCGGACCCGGATCAGGCCGCGACCGGCGCGACTGCGTGGGGATGATGTGCCGGGCCTGCTGATGGTGGTGGCCGAGCGCTTCGAGGTGGAGCCAGCAGGCTGCATGCTGGCCCTGATGATGCTGTGCCACGGTTCGCGGCTGGGCGAGACCCGGCTGGCGCGCTGGCGCAACGTCAACCTTGAAGCGGGGCGCTGGTTCATTCCGGCGGGTGACACGAAGACGAAGGCCGAGCACACGCTGCCGCTAACCACCCAGGCCTGCGCCCTGCTGCGCCGGTACCAGCGCCTGCAGGCCGCCCAGGGTTACACCGGCCTGCTGCTGTTTCCGGGCAGTCACGGAGCTCCGCTGAGCCCGAGCAAGGCCAACACCTTGTTCACCGACCTGGCCAAGGGCGAGTGGTCGAGCCACGACCTGCGCAAGGTGGCGCGCACGGCATGGACCGACCTTGGCGTGGATTACATGGTCGGCGAACTGCTGCTGAACCACGCCATGAAGGACCTCGACGCCACCTACATCCACACCACGGCCGAAGGGCTGAAACGTCAGGCGCTGGAGGCCTGGCACAAGCACCTCGACGGGCAGGGATTCGCCGCCATTCACACCGAGACATTGCCGGGACAGAAAACCGGGCCTGTAGCCGTTGACGCCACTGCCGGCGCGGGTTGCAGCACCTCACAGCATCCATCCCAAGGGAGGATGCGCAATCAAGATTCAGAGCCAGGAGGTGGCCATGAATAACGTCGCAGCGGCTCTGCCGCGCAAGAGCTTGACCCCAGTCGAGCGGGAGTTCCTGAAGAAGGGCAATCGTATGCTGCTCGATCAAACCAATGGCCGGATCGCCGCGGCTGCCCTGATGGACATCGTGGCCGACTGGCATGGCTCCCGGGCCGCTCAGGGCTTCGAGCAATTCGCCAAGGCCTGGATCATCCAGGGCGGCGCCAAGAACAAACACGCCTACAAGCTCCTGTGCGAGCTGTTCGGCCTGGATACCGACCCAACGCCCCGGAGGGCTGCATGAAGAAACGAACCTACGTGGACAAAGCGCTGGGCGATACCGAGTACATGCTTGAGCAGTGGGGGTTCTGGCGTATGTGCGAGATGGGAGTTCCCCGGTACGTTTCACCGCTCTACGCCCTCATGCGGGACAACGTCCCATCCGTGGGCGGCGCACGACAGCATGTGATCACAGACGATCTGGCCTTGGTGGTGGACCGCGCCGTGGCCAGGCTGGTGAAGCGTAACCAGCAGATGGGTGATTTCGTGTGGGCCTACTACGGCTACAAGCACCCGGCAATGAGGGTCGGCCGGGAGGCGGGCATGTCTGAGCGCAAGGCCCGGGAGATCATCAAAGCCGGAGTGGCATGGATCGATTGCGCCCTCGAAGAAATTCGAGAGGCAGCGTAAAAAGTTCTATGCGGGCGGATAAACACCTGTTTTCATAGCAGCGTGTCCAGCTTGCAACAACGCGACACAGACAAACCCCGGCCATTGTGTCGGGGTTTTTCGTTTATGCGGATGACGCGCCCAGGCAGCTGGGCTAAGTCGGTAGAGGCGTGGATCAAAGCCGTGCGCTCCCTGATCGACTACGCGATGAGAGTCTGGGGTACGTGACCCAGCGATCCAGACCAACAAGCCGGGAAGCGCCGGCCCTCCGCACCCATTCCAAGCCTCGCACCAGCTGGGGCTTTTTCGTATCTGGAGGATGCATGGAAAAGCTACAGCTCGACGTTGAGGTTGAGGGCGCCGCTGACTTCCTGCGCCCTCTGGCTGAAACGCTCAGGTCACTTGAACATTTTCCCGAGCTGCCGCTGCAGGTCCTTCGTGACCTTGTCGCCCACAGCCTTCATGAGCTTCCCGTAAGTCTCGACAGCACCGCATTTGCCGCAGGTGACCTTCGAGTTGTCGTTCGGCCTAGCCGGAACCTCGAACTTGTCACTGCCGCACTTGGCGCACTTGAGGGTTACCTTCATCGTTTTTCGCTCCGTGAAACGTCTTGTGTGGAAACTCGACGATAGCACGGGGCCATCTTTTCACGTATCCAAGGGCTCGCCAGTTCGACGGGTCATTTTGTTTCTGGAGCACCACCTATGGCCGAGCCAAGTACCGGCGCCCTCGCAGTGACCGGCGTACTTGCCAGCTTCGGCCTGGGTGCCCCGGCATAGCTAATCATCCCCCTCAAAGCGTACATCCGAGATACCCAAATCTGCGACCGCAATGCGGAGATCATCATGTGATAAGCGGCACGGCGCGCGCGCCTCAGGCAAGGGGGCAGCGGGGGCATGCAGACGGAGGAGAGCGGTCAGCACATTGTCTTCGTTCGGCGTGCTAGACCAATCGCATATCCAGAATCTGGTATGGCCTTTGAGGTTGTAGTCGATGCGGTATTTCATAGGTTGCCGGACCTCCGCCATTGGACGTCAGTTATGCCGAAGCGCTCAGCAGCAGGCCGAGAGACTTTTCTGATATCCGAAGCAGTGAACTTAGGGATGACTCCAACGCCGGCTTCGCAGGCAGCCCAGTGCCAGGCCTCATCGTTATCCATCCTCTCGGCGCGGACGATGAATTCGCGAGCTTCTCCATGGAGGTGATAAGCGACCACATAGATGTTACTGACGGGCATTTACTAGTTCCTTCTAGCGAAGCCAGATCGGCCAACATTCCTTTTAACCCCTAGGGATTCCGGGGGCAAGCATCCGGCCGGTTTTACGTCGGTGCACGAATTTTCATTTACGGAGCAAGCAATGGCCCGACCGACCTCGGCCCAGGCGCAGCCACCTCGCTGGGCATAAGGCTCCTCTACTGTTCTCGCTGGGTGGTTGGTCGCCCCAGCCTTCCGCACCCACTCCTGGGCTCGCCACAACGGCGGGCCTTTTCTTTTTCTGCTCCCCGCAAGGGAGGAACCCGGATGTCCAACATGCCAGACAAACCAGACACCTGGGCGGTTGCCCTTGCGTGGTTGAGCCAGCATTCGCCCCTGTTGTATGCGGCCGGGCTCTCCTGCGCCATGGCTGTGCTGCGCATCACTTACGGTGGCGGCACTCGCCGGCAGATGCTGGTGGAGGGCGCCATATGCGGCGGCCTGACCCTGACGATCATCAGCGGCCTGGAGTTCTTCGGCCTGCCGCAGAGCATGTCGACGTTTGTGGGTGGCTGGGTTGGCTTCCTTGGTGTCGAGAAGGTCCGCGCCATTGCTGATCGCGTCACCGACTTCAAGCTGCCGAGCCGCAAGGTCGATTAATCCGCGCCACAAAATAGACATGCGCCGTTTTGTGGCGCGAGCACGCTGGTCATGCGTTCAGCCAGATTAGTGAAGCACTCGACCGGGGACCGGTTGAAGCTGATCCCTTTCGTGGATGACTCCGCGCGCTGCTTTGGTAATTACATCTTGCTGAAGCTGATTAACCTGCATGGTGAGGACACGAACGGCAGTTTGATAAACAACTGATCCGGACGCCACGGGATGCTCCTCCAGTAGGCCTTCAAGCTTCTCGGTTAGCAAAACGCACCTGTCTATAAGCTCTTCGATTTCTTTCATCACGGTTTCTCCAGATCTTTCCGCTACGACCATCCGGGCGGAATGTCGTTCCGACGACCCCGCGGATGCGCCGATTTCATTGCGCGAGAGAGCTTATCGAACATGGCCAAGCAACCCTATACACCATGCAGGCTGTATGTCGACGGTGCCGACGGCATTGCAGTCAGTGATTTCATAACCACTGCTGCCGGATCTGCCTATTTGGTGCAGACGCTGCGTGTGAGCCGCACCCGGCCAGAGCGAAAGTACATGGGCTGCTTGCGCTGGCCCATCGCCGAGATACCCGCCGATGCGCGGTGCTACCAGCTGACCTGGTACAGGAGGTGAGCAATGGCCTGTAGTGGATGCGCCGCTCGGCGCGAGTGGATCAACAAGTGGACAAAGGTGGCGTATGAGCGAGCAGCAAACCTATTCGCAACAAATCGAGCAGCTGAGCCCGAAGAAGGGCGACCTGTTGGTGGTCAGCGTTCCGTTCCCGATCAAGACGGAGGTGCGCGAGCGACTGACTCAACACCTGGCAGGGACAGCTGATCGACTCAAGTGTGAGCTGATCGTGCTTGAGGCGGGCATCACCGCCCAGCTGCAACCAAGCGTCAGCGACCTACTGGCTGAGCAGCAGAAGCAGACCGCGCTTCTGGAGCAGATCGCAACCCAGAACCTGGCGCTGATTGAGGCGCTGGCGGACGGCGACGATGTTGATCCTGACGCTGAGCCAGGCACCTACCTGGATGGCACACCATGCCGCTGAGGCCACAGCGCCCATGCAGAGCCCAGGGTTGTCGGTCCCTGCACCGGAATGCCAATGGCTACTGCGTCGGACATGCCGAACTGGCTGCCGAGCAGGCCAAGGCCTGGGCTACACGCAAGGGCTCAGGTCGTGGCGGTCGCCCCTGGCGTCGGCTGCGTGACCGCATCCTCAAGCGTGATCAGTACCTGTGTCGGTGCGATGACTGCACAAGGCTGGGAGGGATTCGCGAGGCAGATGAAGTTGACCACATCATCGCGCTGGCCCACGGTGGCACGGACGATGACAGCAACCTCAGGGCCATCAACCACGATTGCCACAAGATCAAGACACAGAAAGAATCCCGACAACATCGATAGATAGACCATGCGACCTATACCCAACCTCAGCGGCTATTACGCGACTGAGGAGGGGGAAGTTGCGTCTGTTCGATCTGGATCGGTAAGGGTGCTGAAGAGCCAGGTGTACGATGGCTACCATCGCGTCACATTGACGGTGCGAGTCAATGGCAAGAAGGAGCGTCATCGCTTCGAAGTGCATCGACTCGTGCTTATGGCGTATGCAGGCTTGCCGCAGACTGACGGCCTTGAAGCGCGCCACCTGAACGGTATGAGCGAGGACAACCGTCCGGTTAACTTGGCGTGGGGTACCAGGCGACAGAACCTAGAGGACGCCATCAAGCATGGTACTCGCGGACCAGGAATGAAGGCTCTGCATCGACGCCTTACTGACCAGCAGGTGGTTGAGATAAGGCAGAGGAGAGCTGCAGGCGAGTCGCCGAAGACTCTGGCCGAGGAGTACGGTGTACATCGCGAATACATCCCCAAGATCGTCAGCGGCAAGGCTTGGAGCTGCATACCGATCAAGGTGGGGGTAGGGGCCTAGTGAAAGTTCACACCTTTTCGCTCGGACACCGCGCCCCCAGCTTTTTTTCCATTTCCGCAAAATTCAGGTTTCCAAAATGGCCCGACCGCGCAAGCCGACGAATGTGCTTGAGCTGACGGGTGCGTTCAAGAAAGACCCCCAGCGGCGCCGCGAGGATGCTGAACCGGTGGGCGAGCTGACCGCCCCGCCGGCTCACATCAATGGAGCAGTGCTCCACGCCTGGAAGGAGATCGCCAAGTACGCGCCAAGGGATGTACTGACGAACTCCGACCGACTGACATTGGAGCTGGCCGCCAACCTGCTGGCCCAGTTCCGCAATGACCCACTCGATTTCCCTGCCGCCAAGCTGGTGCGGCTGGAGGCCATGCTCGGCAAGTTCGGCATGACCCCGGCCGACCGATCCAAGGTTGGCGGCGGTAAGAAGGACGCGCCGAAAGGCAATGCATTCGCGGAGCTGTGATGGCAAAGACGAAATTCCCGCTGATGAAGGCGGCTGAGAAGTACGCCAAGGATGTCGTCGCCGGGAAGATCCTCGTCTGCAAATGGATCAAGTTGCTGGCCCAGCGTCACCTCGACGACCTGGTGGCATCCAAAAGAAAGGACTTCCCGTACAAATTCGATCCCGCCAAGGCGGAGAAAGTCGCCAAGTTCCTGCAGCTTCTACCGCACACCAAGGGTAAATGGGGCGGCAAGAAGCAGCTTATCAAGCTGGAGCCATGGCAACTTTTCTCGGTTTGCGTGCCGTTCGGCTGGGTTCGCAAGAAGGATGGCACCCGGCGTTACCGGACGATCCTGGTGTTCGTACCCAGGAAGAATGGCAAATCGATCATCGGCGGTGGCGTTGGCCTCTACATGTTCGTTGCCGACGGAGAGTTCGGCGCCGAGGTCTACTCTGGCGCGACCACGGAGAAGCAGGCCTGGGAGGTGTTCAGGCCGGCCAAGCTGATGGTCGAACGAACCGACGACCTCCGGGAGCACTACGGCGTCGACGTGAACGCATCCAACATGGTAGTTCTGGCCGATGGATCGCGATTCGAGCCTGTCATCGGCAAGCCCGGGGACGGGTCATCGCCGTCGTGTTCGGTGGTCGACGAATATCACGAACACCAAGACTCCACGCTGTTCGACACGATGGAGACCGGGATGGGCGCCCGCGAGCAGCCCATCATGCTGGTCATCACCACGGCTGGCTCCAGCATCGGCGGCCCCTGCCACCAGCTGATCCGCGATTCCGAGCGAATGCTGGAAGGCGTGATCGACCGGCCGGACCTATGGCCGGCCCTCTACACCATCGACCAGGGCGACGACTGGACCAGCGAAATCGCGCTGCGCAAGGCGAATCCAAACTTTGGGATATCCGTCGCGGAGGACTTCCTGCTTGCCCGGCAGCGTGATGCGATGCAGTCGGCGACCAAGCAGGCCACCTTCCGTACAAAGCACCTGAACGAGTGGGTCGGCGCCAAGAATGCCTGGCTCAACATGCTGCGCTGGAAAGAGGCTCCGGCCAGGAAGAGCCTTGCGGAGCTGGAGGGGCGACCGTGCTACGGAAGTCTCGACCTGGCGAGCAAGATCGATATCGCCGCCAACCTGCTGATCTTCCCGCCGTATGGCGACGATCCGTTCTGGCATATCCACGCCAGGTACTACCTGCCAGAAGCGCGCGTGCTCGAGGAGCTGGATAGCAACACCGCGCGGTACCGCGAGTTCGATGCGCTGGGTCTCCTGACCCTGACTGACGGGGAGGTCACCGAATTCGAAGTCATCAAAGAGGACATGCGTGAGTTTGCCGGGCGCTTCGACATCCGGGCCTACGCCTACGACCCGTGGCAGGCCACGCAGTTGGCTCAGGAAATGGATGCCGAAGGTTTACCGATGGTGGAGCTACGCCAAACGGTGCAGAACCTGAGCGAACCCATGAAAGAGGTAGAGGCCCTGGTGCTGCAGCGAAAGCTGGCCCACGGCGATTGCCCTGTACTGACCTGGATGGCCTCAAACGTTGTGGCAAAGCTTGACGTGAAGGACAACATCTACCCCAACAAGGAGCGCCCGGAGAACAAGATCGACGGCATGGTGAGCTTGATCACCGGCTGCGCTGTGGCCATCAAGCTCGGCATCGACGACTCCGGCCACTTCGATGACTTTCTTGCCAGCCCGATCGTGGTTGGCTAACGGGACAACCTATGAAAACTGGCCTGATCATCTTTCTGGCGCTTGCCGCCGGCGGCTTGCTGCTGGGCGTTGCTGGCGTATACGTGCTGGCCGGCCTGGGTTACGCGCTGCTGGCCGCTTCCGGTTCGCTACTTATCGCCGCGGGCTTCATTCGCAAGGGGTTGATCAGTGGCTAAATCACTAACGCAGATCCTCGGCCAAGCCTTGGTGAAGTCGGCCGAGCCAGGAGTAGCATCGAGCCTGGCGGGCTGGGCTGGCCGCAAGATTGGCCTGACCGACGCCGCGTTCTGGAACACCTTCTACGGAACCGACTCGGCGTCAGGAAAGGTGGTCAGCCAGCAGACGGCGCTCCAGCTCTCGACGGTATGGGCTTGCGTGCGACTGATCGCTGAGACCATCGCCACTCTGCCGATTGCCTTGTACGAGGACAAGAACGGCGCGCCGACGGTGGCCAGCTCTCACCCTGTCAACTTCGTGATCAGCCAGCAGCCCAACGCCGACCAGACCCCTGTCGAGTTCTGGGAGAACGTCATGGCTAGCCTGCTGCTCCAGGGTAACGCTTTCTGTGAGCCTCACCAGAGTGGCCGAACGCTGACCAGCCTGGAGTTTCTACTGCCGCAGAACATGTCACCGCCGCGGCGCTTGGCGGACGGCTCCATCGAGTACCGCTACACCGACAACTTTGGCAAGCCTCACACGCTGACCGAGGATCAGATGGTGCACGTGCGGGCCTTCGGCGTGGACCCACTTTGCGGCCTATCGCCGCTGGCCTACGGGCGGCAGGTACTGGGCTCAGCAATGGCTGCTGATGAGTCGGCGGCCAAGATGTTTGCCAACGGCATGAAGCTGGGCGGCGTCCTGTCCACCGACCAGATCCTCAAGCCGGACCAGCGGAAGGACATCCGCGAGGACATGATCAAACAGTTCTCCGGCGCAACGAACCACGGCAAAACCATGGTCCTCGAGGCTGGCATGAAGTACCAACAGGTCTCCATGACGCCGGAGGATGCCCAGATGCTGCAGACCAGGGCGTTCAACGTCGAGGAGATTTGCCGCTGGTTCCGGGTGCCGCCGTGGATGGTGGGGCACACGCAGAACTCCACCAGCTGGGGCACTGGCATGGAGCAGCAGATGATCGGCTTCCTTTCGTTCACCCTGCTCCCCTGGATCAAGCGCATCGAGATGTGCGCCAACCGGCGTCTGCTTCGCCCCGATGAGCGCCGTCGCTTCTACGTGAAGTTCAACCCGGAAGGGCTGCTTCGCATGGACAGTGCCGCACGGGCGGCCTTCTACAGCTCGATGACTCAGAACGGGATCTACACCCGGGACGACTGTCGGCGCAAAGAGAACTTGCCGCCGGAGGGTGGCAACGCGGCAAAGCTCACCGTGCAATCCAACATGCTGCCGATCGACAAGCTGGGCGAAGACCCCGGCGGCGCCAATCAGGCCAAGGCAGCGTTGCTCGACTGGCTCAACGACCAGCCAAGAGGTAATACCCCATGAGGCACAAGGATCGACTGGCGGCGGTCAAGTACCGCTCTTTCGACTATGACGTGAAGGCTGTCGGCGACGACGGCCTTTTTTCTGGCTACGGCTCGGTGTTCGGGGTGGTCGACAGCTACAACGAAGTGGTTGCGCCTGGCGCCTTCCTCGAATCGATCCAGGACGCCAAGGCTAAGTCGCGGACCTTCCCAGTGCTCTGGCAGCACCGCACTGGTGAGCCTATCGGCAGTTGGGACATCAGCAGCTTGAAGGAAGACGAGCGGGGGCTGTTTGGCGCCGGTGAGCTCTGGCTGCAGGACGCTCCGTATGCGCGCATCGCCTACCGCGGCATGCAGACCCGTTCGATCACCGGTCTGTCGATTGGCTACTACGTCCGCGAGTCGAGCTTCGACGAGAAGACGCGCATTCGCACCTTGACCAAGCTGGACCTGATCGAGATCTCCATCGTTACGGTACCGGCCAACGACGAAGCGCGTACCGACACCATTAAATCGAAGCTGGCCCACGGTGGCCTCCCTTCGATGCCCGAATTTGAGTTGCTCCTGCGCGAGGCAGGCTTCTCGAAGACTCAGTCTGCGGTGATTGCCAACCGTGGCCTGCAGCACCTGCTCCGGAGCGAGTCCGAGGGCGACCTGGCAGCAATTGAAATCGCTGAGGCGCTCAAGTCGCGCCCGGCTCTTTCCCTCCCTTCGTTTTGAGGAATCACCATGCATAACGCCATGAGCAACCAGGCTCGCTCCGAACATCGCCAGTTCCAGCGCAAAGAGCACGCCGATGACAAGATCCAGCTGAAAGCGGTCAACGACCTGCTCGACGAGCGCGATCAGGAGATCAAAGCTTTCGCCACCAAGGCGGCTGCCGAGATCAAGGAGCACGGCACCATCCTGACCGAAACCAAGACCATCCTCGATGGACTGGTGAAGGATGGCCTGGGCCTGCAGGACCGCCTGCAGGAGATTGAGCAGAAGATGGCTCGCCGCTTCTCCGCCAATGACCCGGTCGACTTCAAGTCTGCGGGCGAGGAACTGACTGAGTGTGACGACTTCAAGTCGCTGCAAACTCGAGGTCGCGGCATTGTCCGAGTCGGCCGTAAGGCCGTTACCAACATCACCAGCTCTACCACTGGTACCGGCGGCGTCGGCGCGGCAATCCAGCCGACCCGCGTTCCTGGCATCGTGGTTGGCCCGGAGCGCGAGTTCACCATCCGCGACCTGATCATGCCAGGCCGTACCGGTTCGAACGCGGTCGAGTTCGTGCAAGAAACCGGCTTCCAGAACATGGCCGCGTCCCAGGCGGGTGAAGGCGCCGCGAAGGCCCAGTCCGATCTGTCTTTCGGTCTGAAGACCACCAACGTCATCACCATTGCCCACTGGTTCCGCGCTTCCAAGCAGGTGCTTTCGGACATCCCACTCCTGCAGAGCTACATCAACGGCCGCGCGATCTACGGCCTGAAGTACAAGGAAGAAGAGCAACTGCTCGCTGGCGACGGCACCGGCCAAAACCTGCTGGGCCTGATCCCGCAGGCAACCGCCTTCAACAACGCCCTGCGCAAAGCCGGCGACACCAAGATCGATATTCTGCGCCGCGCGATCCTGCAGGTCCGCATCGCCGAGTACCGCGCCTCGGCCATTGCCCTGAACCCGATCGACTGGGCGGACATCGAGCTGACCAAGGACGCCAACGGCTCCTACATCTGGGTGAACGTCCAGGAAGGCGGTGTACAGCGCCTGTGGAAACTGCCGGTAGTGGACAGCAATGCAGTGCCGGAAGGTGAGTTCTTGGTGGGTGCGATGAACATCGCCGCTCAGGTGTTCGACCGCGAGGAGGCGGCTGTCGAGGTATCCACCGAAGACGGCGACAACTTCCGCACCAACATGGTGACCATCCGCGCTGAGGAGCGCCTGGCGCTGGCGGTCTACCGCCCAGAGTCGTTCGTTCACGGCGAGTTCGAAGCCACCCCGTAATCAGCCCAGGAGCACGCCCGGGAAACCGGGCGTGACTGCACATGCCAGACGTCAAAGTGAAAACCATCAAGGGCTTCAACAACGGCGGCGCGTACGTCAAGCGCAACCAAGAGATCACCGTCGACGAGCTGCGTGCTCGCGATTTGCTGCGTAATGGCCTGATCGAGGATTACGACGTGAAGAAAGCCCAGGAACCCGAGAACAAGAAGGCGCCGGAGCCGGCCAACAAAGGCGGCAAGGGAGCGGCCACCAAGCCCAAGGAGTGATCCATGTCCGTGATCGCCATTGACATTGCCATGCACCACCTGCTGGCCGAACCTGACGACCAGGTGCTGGTACAGGCTCAGCTCAATGCAGCGGAGGAGGCGGCGATGCAGTTCCTCAACCGCCGCTTCTACCTGGACCAGGTGGCGCTCGACGAGGCCCGCGCCGGCGTTCAGGCAGCCATGCAGCAAGCCAAGGAGGCGAACGCCGCCGCGGTTGCTGCAGCTGAGGCGGAGCAAGACCACACCCTGCGCTGCCGCCTGCTCGAGCACGCCCGCCAAGCGCTAGCTGATGCCTACGACCAGGCCGATGCCATCGCCTATGGCATGGTACTAAACCCGGCTATTCAAGCAGCCTGCCTGCTCAAGCTTGGCCACCTGTTCGCCAACCGCGAGGAGGTGGTCACAGGGACCACCGCCACAGAACTGCCGCTGGCGTCCCAGCACCTGCTGATGCCGTATCGCATCCGGATGGGTGTGTGATGCAGGCCGGTAGGCTACGGCACCGTATCGACATTCAGGAACTGCGACCGGTGCGTGACCCGGTAACCCTGGAGTTCGGTGAACCTGAATGGGTGACCCGCTGGGGGAAATGCCCAGCCAGTGTCGAAGACCTGTCGGCCAGGGACTTCATCGCGGCTCAGGCCGGCCAGGCCCAGGCCACGGGCCGGATGGTAATCCGGTACCGACCCGGCGTGCTCCCAACCATGCGCATCCTTTACCGGGGCGAGGTGTACAGCATCGTCGGCCCTCCGCTGGCTGACGCCAAGTCCGGCCTGGACTACCTGACGATATTGGTCGAGAGAGGGGTGAAGGATGGCTGATGGTGTCGATTTCAGCATTCTCGGTCTGGACAGCCTGCTCGGTAAGCTGAGCGAGGTCAGCGTCGACGTTCGCCGCAAAGGTGGGCGGGCTGCGCTGCGCAAGGCCGCCCAGGTGGTGGTGCAAAAGGCCAAGGCTGGTGCTGAACGCATCGACGACAAGGCCACTGGTCGGTCGATATCGGACAACATCGCGCTGCGCTGGAATGGGCGGCTGTTCAAGCGCACGGGCGACCTGGGCTTCCGGATCGGCGTCCTACACGGCGCTGTGCTAAAGGATGGCGGAGACCTCAGCTCAAACGCTCCAACGCCCCACTGGCGTCTGATCGAGTTCGGCACGGAGAAGATGCCCGCCGCACCATTCATGCGGCCGGCCCTGGCCGACAGCATCAGCGAGGTGACCAACACCTTCGTCACTGAGTACGAGAAGGCAATCGACCGCGCTATCCGGCGCGCAGCGAAGAAGGCTACATCCCCATGACACCACCGATCGTACAGGCCTGCCTGCAGAGCACGGCCGTAACGGCGCTGCTCGGCGCCGGCACCGCCATGCGCCTCTACTCGTTTGGCGAGGCAGAGCAGGGCGTGACCAAGCCATACGCTGTCTGGCAGATCGTCAGCGGCAGTCCAGAGAACTACCTGGCCGGCCGCCCAGCCATGCGGCCGGAGGTGCGCGTGCGCCGTATTGGCGAGGAATCGACGACATCCAACAAACAGGACCGCGTGCAGTGGTACGGCCTGCGCGGGCGCATTGAGCGCGTACCGCGTCGGTACCAAGGCGTCACGGTCATGGTGGTCTACGTCAAGGGCAGTAACCGCCTTTCTGCCCAGTCCGAGACCATGGTTTCCGTACGGCCTACCCGGGTGCTCCCAGTGCGCAGCGGTGGGGCCTGGGCTGTGGAGACGCCCACCCGGGACATCGTGCCATGGGTGGCTCACGTGGCACGCACGATTGGCTATACGGATGATGACCTTGATCTGCCTGAGCTGGACCGACTTGATGCCATCTGGAAGGCTCGCGAGGACCGTTTCGACCTTGCGGTGACTGGCCAGGAGACCGTCCTTGAGGCGATGAACAATGCCCTCATGGCCGGGTTCGCGGAGCTGACCATTGATCGCGGCCTGATCCGCCCCGTGCGTGACGAGCCGCGCTCGGTGTTCGAGCACATGTATACCCCGCAGAACATCATCGGGAACCTGACGCGAAAGTTCACATCAGTCAGGCCTGACGACTATGACGGGGTCGATGTCGAGTACATTGACGAAAGCACCTGGCAAAAGGAGACCGTCAAGTGTCGATTATCCGGCGACGCAGGTGCCAAAACAGAGAAGATCACGCTGCAAGGGGTGATCAACAGGGACAGGGCCTGGCGGATCGGTATCAGACAGCGCCGCCGCTACAAGTACCAGCGCTATGGCTACAGCTTCACCACAGAGCTATCGGCGATGAACAGCCGGTATAAAAGCTACTGCGCTGCAGCTGATGACATTCCAGGATACGGACAGAGTGCTGTCCTAATTGATTTCCAAGTCGGGAACAGCCTGACCTTGCTTGAAAGTTCGGAGCCGCTCACTTGGGAGGATGGTGCAAGTCACGTTGTCGGTCTGCGCAAGCCAGACGGCACGGTCAGCGGCCCATGGCCTGCCACCCGGGTTGACGAGACCCGGCTGACGGTTCCTGGCTTGGACTTCGAGCCTGATCTGAGTTGGGACATCGAGCCCCCTTACCTGCTGTTCGGCACGACTGCCAGGTGGTGCTACCCGATCCTTATCGAGTCCATTGGCCCGGATGACTACACGGCAAAAGCTGAGGCCGTGAACTACGACGTGCGCGTGTACGCCGATGACGACAACTTCGCACCACCACGGGGATCTACTTGATGCTCTCTATACCTGACGGACTCCCGCTGCCGCTGCGCGAGGGCTACGGCTTTTCGCCGGTGAGCCCGATTGTCAGGACAACCATGGCCAGCGGACGGGCCATGCAGCGGCGAAGGTTTCGCAGCGTTCCCACGATGGTCAGTGTTTCCTGGCTGCTTACCGCCAAGCAGGCCCAGCTGTTCGAAGGTTGGTGCAAGTGGGGCATTGATTATGCGGACTGGTTTCTTTGCCCGATCAAGAGCCCGCTGGGTATCAAGCCCACGCGAGCGCGCTTCACTGATATCTATCAGGGCCCGGAGCTAGTTGGCGTCGACTTGTGGCGCTACACGGCAGTCCTGGAACTGTTCGAACTGCCGGTTGTTGACGAGGCCGAGTTCACTTCGCTGCTTGCCGGCATGTCGATCACGGTAATGACCGCCCAGCTGCGATCCCTGCTGGAGCGCTGGTACACCCGGTCATGGCCCGGCGCGCCGGCCATCTAATTCCCTGCCCACTTCGGTGGGCTTTTTTTCACCTGGAGTAAACATGAGCGGAGCAGAAGATCTCGCGCGCTTGACCCAAACGATCGACAAGACGGACGAACTGCTGCTGTCGCCAGTTCCCAAGATGATGGATGTTGGTGGCGGGGTCATGCGGCCGACCAACGCACTGGTGATGACTAACCTGGCGACCTTGCTGGGCGGGGCGATGCCCTATGCATCGGTGGCGCTGGGGCTGGCTGGCACCGTGGATGGCACAAATTTCAGCGTTCTTTCCAGCGCTGATGACGAGTATGTGACCGTGTACCGCCATGAGGCCGGGACTGCGGTATATGTGGATAGCTACCCGAACGCGACTAAGGTCCGAGCAGTATCGGATGCCGTGGATGGGGTCGACACGCGCCTTCTAGAAACCGAGTCGAGAACCAAGGGTGTCCAGGGCCGAAAAATCCCGAACACCGGCTTTGTGGTCATCGACTCGAAATCGGGTAAATGCTTGTGGACTGACGGCCAAGGAAGAACGCATAGCCTTGCGCACGACACCCTCCAGCAGTGGGTGAATGGTGTACTGCAGATCCCCCAAGTGAAGATCCGGGCCAAGGGGGTGGCCTACACATTCGGAGGCAACAACCGACTGCCATTGGTCGTCGTCAAAGCTGACGGCTGGATAAAGCTGCCGCGCCTGGACGTTAAAGAGTTGCTGGTTGGGGGCAAGCCCATTGGTGCTTCCGTTGCGCTCAACCTGAGAGACACCTACATGCGAAATGGCGAGCTGCTCAAGTACCACGCCAACCCGTTGAGCGTATCTGGGTGGGGCAGCTCAAGCATGGCAGGCATCGCCAACGAAATGGCAGCGATGACATCGGAGCTAAATGCCGCTGCGAGCTATTACAACGGTGGCAAGGGGGGCGAGCAATCAACCCATATCGCTGCCCGACTGGGCTCTGTGCCGATGTTGCTGACGGTTCAGGGCGGGTCGATTCCATCAACTGGCGCTGTTACGGTCACGGCGAGCAATGCCAACCCAAGTGCATCGCTGAAGGCCTACACGGGATGGCTAAACGGTGTTCACGGCACCCTGGCATCCACCTCCACGGTGATGTTCTTCACGCGCACTACTGACGGCGCCGCAGTTCCCTCGTCAGGCGAGTTCAAGTTCACTCCTGAAATTGGACCCCAGCACCGGAACGACGTGGTGTTGCTGTGGATGGGGAAGAATGATCCTCCCCAGTATGGGGCGCAAAGCATCATCGCGAGGACTGACGCCTCGTTTGACTGGCTGGCTGCATTCATCGTGCGCTGCCTGGTGCTCGGCCACTTCCATGACAGCAATACACTGCCAGACAGCGCAGAAGCCCTGACTCTGGACGCGGTAAATGCTGCTCACAGGGCCAGGTACGGTGATCTGTTCATCGACGTTGAGGCGTACATCCTGTCAGCCCAGGTATGGCTCCACACCGGCATCACCCCCACCGCTCAAGACCTTGAGCAGCAGGCTATGCGGCAGAAGCCCGCGTCTCTGTCGGCTGACAATGGCCACCTAAATGCTGCCGCGTACAAGGCCATTCACGAAAATCTCATCAAACCGCGCATTCTCCAGCTCGGCTGGTATTGAGGACATATGACCACTGCAATCTATCTGCCCGATCATTCCTTCCCTGTGCACGTACCGCTCTACGACATCCCGAACGCGGAAAACATCAGGGTTTTCTCGGTGTACGGAAGCACGCTTGCTGAGTCGCTGGTGAATCACTCTGGCCGCGGTGCTGGCGTGGCTGTCGGCACCATCAACGTCGAGGACGAGGGCATCCGTCAGTCAGGCGTGGATGACTACGTTCGATACAGCGATCTTGGCACACTGTCTACGGCAGGGTTCACGATGATTGCAGCATTCAGATCGCCGCAGGTGAACTTGAGTTCGGGGCTGCTGAACCTGTGGTCGGTGACTGACAAGAATGCCGACACCCTGCGCCGTCGCTTGTTCACGGACGGTTCGACAAATGGGGATGGCCCACGTCGTATCCACAGCTACCCATCCCCACCAGGTGACGATACGGGCCGTCAGCTGCAGGCTGATGCTCCCTGCCTGGTGTCGTTCTCACGCTACGGGAACAACGTGACCGGTTACCTGCGTCTTCACAATGAAGATGGCTCGGTCATCTCTCAGTATGCCCTCGCCAACACCAGCTCGGTCCCTTACTCGAACGGCACGGTGCTTGAAGTGGGCAACGGCTCTAACGCCAGTAGTGGTGGAAGCTTGATTCAAGGCGTTGGCCTTTGGAGCGGTTACATGGCGCCATCGCTCCTCAATCAGGCGGCGGCAAGCCTGGCCCAAGCCACCGGGCTGTTCGACTGATCATCCTCATTTAATCCCCCGCCAAGCGCGGGTTTTTTCCTGGAGAACCACGCGATGCCGATCACGGAGCAGCAACTGCTGCAGATCCTCCCCAAAGCCCGCCCAGTCGCGGGCATTTTTTTGCCAGCGTTGAACCGGGCGATGGCTCGCTGGAAGATTGATTCCCGGCTGCGTCAGGCCGCATTCCTGGCCCAGATCGGGCATGAGTCGAGTCAGCTGCGCGCCTTGGTGGAGAACCTGAACTACAGCTCAGAAGCAATACTTCGAACTTGGCCTTCTCGATTTGAGCCGTTCACAGCCGGTGCATACGCCAGAAATCCCCAGCGGTTGGCCAACTTCGTGTATTCAGGCCGGATGGGAAACGGCGCGGAGTCCTCTGGTGACGGCTGGCGTTACCGAGGCCGCGGGCTTCTGCAGGTGACCGGGCGAAGCAACTACCGCAATGCTGGCATTGGTCTTGGCTTGCCTCTGGAGCAAGAGCCGGAATTGCTCGAACAGCCCGAACATGCCGCCCAGTCGGCGGCTTGGTGGTGGGCGAAGCGCGGACTGAACGAGATGGCTGACGCCGGCCGTATTCGCGATATCGGAAGCGTCATTAATACCGGGCAGACGGGCAGGGTGCCGCATGGTTCGCCTGAGCGTCAGGCGCTGTATGACCTGGCGCTGCGGGTGCTGGCGTGAATACCTGGGTTGTTCGACTGCTCGTTATAGCAGTGGTGATCTCGTCCTACTGGGTCGCCTATCAGCACGGGCGATCGGTAGAGCGCAACGAAGCCGCCACCAATTCAGCAGAGCGGGACAGCGGCGATCGCCTGGCCGAGGTGATCGGCGAGCGCAGCGCTCGCCAGGAAGAACAGCGACGCGCCGTGGCGCAGGAGGAGGCAAGAGCCCATGCCCAAGAAGAACGAACGATTGCTGATGCAGGCGCTACTGGCGCCGATGCTGCTGGTCAGCGGTTGCGCAGTGACGCCTCCCGGCTTGTTGCCACCGTCGGTTGCCCCGGCACGGACGCCGCCGCTGTCGCCAGAGGCGAGACAGCCACCCGCGCCGCCATGGTGCTCTCCGACCTGCTCACACGGGCTGATGAACGAGCGGGAGAACTGGCGGCAGCTTATGACCGTGCCCGAGTAGCCGGCCTGGCCTGCGAAGGCGCCTATAATGCCCTGACCAAACCATCGGGGTAG